ACTTTATTTCGTATTTATAATTTGATCTATATCGAAACATATGTAAGGTGGTTCATCATCGTAACTGTAGTATCGAATTGTTATTCCCATCACCTTTCTAAAATAAGCGTTAAGTTCTTTATTTATAAATCGTTTCCATTCTTTTAAGGTTGTCTTATAATACTCTAATCCACTTTCACTGAAAACACAATTTTGTATTTCGGGTCTCTGTCTAAAATCGATCATGGTTCTTTTCGCACCAGCTGGTAACGGTGATTTATTCCTTTCCGCAGCATCTATCATATCTATTATGTAATATCCATAACTATCACAAATTATATTAGTTTGTATTTGTGGAAATCCTAAAATACAAACTTCAAAATCTGCGTTACTCGGGAGTGTTACGAATATGTCTTTGTTATCACTATTCTTTAATGGCACCGCGAGCATATGTGGATGTGTGTGATACGCTACAAGTGAAGGCCACACAGTGTTTATTTCTTCTACATTTACTCGTCTCCTGTCTCTGGAGGTAACAAAGGAAGGTTTTTCAAATTTTACAGATGTTGGCCCTATTTTACATTTTACGGCGCCCGCATATTCCCAAGACTTTTTAGACGACAATTCATGTATCTTTTTTAGATCACGAATTATTGGTCTGGGTATTTTTGTACATTTCTTTTGGAACATTTGCGGGCGGACCGTGTACATGTTCGCGGCTGTCCTATAATTATATATAAAAATATAATTTTTATATAAAACATGCATCTACTATACACAGATGGCAGTTGTCTCGGAAATCCGGGAAAAGGTGGATGGGCTGCGAGATGTTTACATTTATTCGACATAAGTGGCGGAAATCCATTCACTACCAATAATATAATGGAAATGAAAGCTGTCATCGAGGGTTTACAGGAGTGTTTAAAACATTTAATAAAAGAAGTATCCGTACACACCGATAGTAATTATGTGAAAAATGGTATGAAACATTGGGTAAAAAATTGGAAAACGAACGGTTGGAAAACCGCGTCAGGTACTTCTGTCAAAAATAAGGACTTGTGGATACAGTTATGTGATTTAGAACGACAATTTGACAAAGTTCAATGGATATGGGTAAAAGCTCATAACGGAGATGTCAATAACGAATACGTTGATAAGGAAGCGAGAAAATTCGCCACATCTTTTCCATAATCGTGTATAAAGAATATAGTAGTTACTCAATATATGAGTACCAAAAAACCTGAAGTGGTAACTACACGTCGTTCGTACGAAGAGCGGGAAAAGTTTTTTTCTGATAACAAGGCTAAAGCTATTGAAAAAGCTATGAACGCCGACCGTGTTGTGTATAAGTCTAATGCAAACTCAAACGATTTCATTGAATTTTTGGAAACGCGTTTGTCTTTGTGGGAAGACATAAAGACTGATACCATCGAAAATGGACGTCTTACGAAAGGATTTACAAAACGTTATCACGAAAACATGTATAACAAGACTAATGAAATACTTAACTCTCTAAAAAAATAAATTAATTAATTACCAAATGCAATACCTGCCATACCATCTTTTACCCTGAGGATGTTATAGTTGACTGCATAAACCCTATTTATACCACCAGATGTACCCGTGGGTCCCTCGAGAGCTAATTTAGCGTTGTCTATACGGCTAAAATTAAGGCTTCCACTAGGCTGTGAGGCGTTCGTTTTTAAACAAAACGGCCATGTGAATAAGGGTGCGGTATCAAGTACACCCGATGGTAAAGATGTGGTGTGCATTTCTGGCACAACGTTGTGATGGAAAGTGCTGGTCATGTTCTCGAATAAAGGTGTACCGTTGATGTAGAGTGTAGCAGAACCGAAATTTTGTATGCCATTCCATTGTGTACCATCAGCCTTGGAGCTTACCAAGTGTAAAGCCTTGGTAGGATGGTTGAAATATGTAAGATCAAGATCAGTTGTGGTAGGGGATGTTGGTTGATATTGGGTCTGTGTTATGAGAAGCTCGTGATCGGTATTGACGAGGAAATCGCGCTCATCTGAATCGAGGTACACGTACGTACCGTATATCTTAGGTGAAATAGAACCTAAACCATTCCTACACCTAATGCGTATTTCCACCTGATGATACTGTAATGCGGTGAGTGGTAGGGATTTAGTCCAATCTTCGCTAAAGAAGAAAGGAATTACGAAATAATCGGAAGCACGCCCAGCACCGACGGCAGCCTTAGCGTTACCCGAGACTGTATCAGTCGTGACGGCACACGAAACTTTGGAGGAGGTGTCCTTGTAGAGGATGTTGTGTACACCCTGAATGAAAAGGGAATCTAACTTACACACCTCCTGTCCACCAATGTGCAACGAAAACTCTGTGGTGCTAGTATCGTTGTTGGCGAAAAAGGCGTTAGTGTTGACGCCGACGTTAGAAATGTTTGGGGACTCAATCCACACGTAGCTTAAAAGATCACCCTTGGACTGTACGGGGATCACGACTTCATTACCACCACTGAAGGTGCCAACAAAATCCATTCGCTCGGGTTTGATCGAAAAATTTGTATGACGTTTATAATTTTGACGAAAAAATGAAACTTGAGGGTCGCCAGTGATGTAAACATCCTGAGCACCAGTGGATACAAGATCAATCAACGCAGCTGACATTTTACTAATATATGATATTAAAAATTTGGGGCGATTACGAAGTAGATGGTGAAATTTCAGGTGTTGACCTGGGATTCTCGTGATGAAAATAACGATCATTACATTAGGTTGTTCGGGAAAACGCTTGAAGGAAAATCTGTATGTGTGACGACTACATTCAAACCGTATTTTTTTATTAAAATTCCTGTGGGTTCTAGCCAAGAGGCTCTGAAGGGTGTCATCGAGAGAAAGTTTCACGAAGAAGTATACGACATCGAAGAAGTTGAAGCTAAAGATGTATGGGGTTTTCAAAACAACGAAAAACGTCGCTTTTTACAGGTCTTCTGTAATGACTGCGCACAACGAAGGAGGGTAAGTAACTATATCAACAAGATGATGAATAACCAAAATTATAAAGAAAAATCTATAACCTACGTATACGAATCAAATGTAGACCCAGTTTTACGACTCATGCATCGAACGGGTATTCAATCCACTGGTTGGGTAGATACAGATGACTCATGCGCACCCGGGTATCACGCTACAGTCGACATTGACTTGTTCTGTAGAAATTGGAAAAAATTGAAACCGTTGAACGTTACCGACGCTGCACCCTTTGTCGTAGCGTCACTAGATATTGAGTGTTACAGTTCCACGGGTAAGTTTCCAAACCCTCTTATCAAAGATGATGCATGTTTTCAGATTGCCATATCATTGGTTAAGTTTGGGTCCACTGAAGTATATGACAGAACGTGTTTATGCTTTAAACAAACCGGTGATAATCTAGAGGGTTGTACTATCAAAAGTTACGACACCGAGAACGATATGCTCATGGCATTCAGTGAGTATCTTGTTGAAAAGGATATTGATATTATCACGGGTTGGAACATCTTTGGTTTTGATTTAAACTATATCATTCAACGCGCCCTGTTAAACAACTGTCCTCCGTCCTTTTTTCAAATGAGCAAACTTAATGGGTATAAGTGTAACATTAAGAATAAAAAACTCTCTTCGAGTGCGCTAGGTGATAACGAGCTTCAACTCTTACCAATGCCCGGAAGATTTATTTTTGATCTTTTCCATGAAGTCAAACGTGAATATAAGTTAGATTCGTATAAACTCGATAACGTATCGAAGTTGTATCTGGGAGATAATAAAATAGACATGCCCCCGAAGGAAATGTTTGCGCGTTTTCGTGAAGGAGACCCTCTTAAGTTACAGCAAGTCGCTGAGTATTGTATTAAGGATACGGTTCTCCCCCACCGTCTATTGGATCGTCTTTCGACACTCATCAATCTTTTAGAGATGGCTAAAGCTACGTGGGTTCCCATCAGTTATCTCGTTGAACGCGGGCAACAGATTAAGGTCTTTAGCCAACTCACAAAAAAAGCGCGTGAATTGGAATTTAAGGTTCCTACGTTTAGCTACGGACATACGGATACCACTGGTTATGAAGGTGCCACTGTACTGGAAGCACAATCCGGTGCGTATTATACACCCATTACAGCCCTTGATTTTGAGGGTCTATATCCATCAATTATGGTAGCACATAATTTATGTTACTCATCGCTGGTCATGGATGATAACTATAAGAACATACCTGGTATCACATATGAACAGTTTGGAAATCATATCTTCGCACAAGACGTATCGTCGCTTCTACCGAGTATCCTTTTAGAACTCAAACAGTACAGAAAGCAAGCCAAAAAAGATATGGCGAACTCCACCGGAGCGTTAAAACAGATGTACAATGGTAAGCAGCTCGCTTATAAGATTTCTATGAATTCCGTGTATGGATTCACCGGAGCTTCACGTGGTATGCTCCCATGTGTAGCTATAGCATCGACAACTACTATGAAAGGTAGAAATATGATCGATGACACTAAAAACTATGTTGAGGAACACTTTCCGGGATCCAAGGTTAGATACGGTGACACTGATTCGGTGATGGTTGAATTTGATGTACAAGGTAGAACTGGCAAAGAGGCTATTGAATACAGCTGGGAACTCGGTGAGCGCGCTGCGGCTGAATGCACAAAACTATTCAAGGCTCCGAATAACCTCGAGCTTGAGAAAGTCTACTGCCCTTATTTTCTGTACAGCAAAAAGCGGTACGCCGCGAAACTTTGGACAAAGGGTAAAGATGGAAACATGAATATGGATTATATCGATGTTAAGGGTATACAATTGGTTAGACGCGACAATACACCACACGTACGTGAAGTGAGTAAAGAATTACTCGACGTTATATTGGAGAGCAATGACACCACCGCACCCAAAGCTTTAGCGAGGCAGCGAGCTGTGGAACTTCTCGAAGGTAACGTACCTAACGAAAAACTTATTTTGAGCCAGTCTCTATCCGATAAGTATAAAGTAAAGGGTGAATATGTGTCTTATGATAAAGTGAATCCAGATCACAATAATATGTTCACGTGTAACGATATAAGTATGGCTCACGTTCAAGTTGTTAATAAAATGCGTATTCGACAACCAGGATCCGAGCCTCAATCTGGAGACCGCGTACCTTATCTTTTGACGGATACCGGAGATCCCAAGGCAAGGGCGTTTGAGAAGTCGGAGGATCCAAAATATGTCAAAGATAACAATGTTAAGATCGACTATGTATATTACTTTCTTAATAAATTCTTGAATCCTGTATGTGATTTATTGGAACCGCTATTCGGAAACCCTAAAGAGCAAATTTTTGGAGAGTTGCTTTTAAGAGCTAAACCACCACGAAAGAAGCGCGAACCTAAGACGAAGCAGGTGACAATAGCAGACTTATTTAAAAAAGAAACTTCATAATAATATATGGCCTATGATAAAGATGTTTTACAAATAAATCAGTTATTCAATGAACGCGTCGATAAACGTGTTTACGAAAAAGTTTGTGAAGTTATAGAAAAAATTTCAAAAATTCACAGCATACCACTGAAACTTTTAAGAAGGGATGCATTGGGGGAAAATGATCATTGTATGGGATTAAAACGTGACAATACACTGTGCACGAAAAAAAGTGCAAATGGTACAAATTTTTGTAATTTTCATATAAACGACAAAAGATTATGCGAACCCATACAACGATCGAGCAGTATCTTGCGACACAATCACCCTTGGCCAGGTCCCCGTGTAGAGGGTTGTCCGAAGTGCGAGGAAGATAAAAACAAGAAACATACAAAAGAACTTAGAGAATTAGTTAGTATTATATAATAATGAACAAATCGGATATACTATTAAATTCTATCAACGCCTTCTACATATTACCCGAAAATAGAACTATACTAAAAGAACTTTTAAACAAAACTGGTGGTATATCACTTCGAAATCTCGAGTGGTTTATCACCAACTATTCTAAGAAAAATAATTTAACATACAAGACTCGTGACGGAAAGTTGTTTAGTGTTCACTGCGCCTATAAATCTAGTTTAGATGGATACAGTAAAAAACTTTTCGACCCATTCTGTAGATCAAATAAGATGCAATACATTGTTCCGGGCACATCTGATAAAATAAGCACTACTGTTGCACAGTTAAATTTCATTAGATGGTGTATTAAGAACAGTATAGTTGACTACATACGCAACCATCATTCCGATTTATTTAATAAAGGGGGAATACTTCAAAAAGTTACTCCGGTTTAGGCCTACCGTAACCGGGTGGAATCTCTCTGTTTAGTTCTCCGGGTGTAGGTCTACCACCCCCAACTTCCGTAGACGTTTCAGGTACATATGCACCAATTGGTGGTACTGATACGAGCGAAACAAAACCTCCATCAAACTTAAACGTTTGATACCCGACGTAGTATAGATGTAAAGAGTATGTGTTTGAACTAGAAAGACCATCCTTTAATTTCACATCCAAAACGGTACGGTCGGATTGAAGTTGTCCAAAATCCAAACTTCCCGATGGCTCCACATTAATCGGATTCATCGAGAATGTATACGTGTAAATATTCTTTTCAGGTCTAGAAAGTCTACTGTTATGAGGTACTACATACTTATAATACGTATGATCAACGAGTGGTAAGTTTGGTAAATCTTGTCCGTTTATATAAATTTTGGCACTGTCCATGATAGGTTGAAAAAATGCGTTAGATAAAGATGCCGTGTCGCTCGCTGAAAAATTGTAGCGATTATAGAACACGTTACTTTCTAATGAAGTACCACCCACGTATACGGATTCATCTTCGAAATCCGTGTTACGCAAGAACCAATTCATACTTTTTACCGGTACATTTGGTACGAGTTGTAACTTTACTTCACTTTCATTAAGCTCCGTTTCTACGGTGGGATGTTTTCTCACTATGTCAGTGATAAATGTTTGGGGTTTAGTCATGAGATATGTGCGTTCTTGATTTGATACTGTGATTTCTTCTGTTATGATCTTAAAATTAGCTAAACTAACCGTGTCGGTAGAGTTCGTAAAGAATGTTTGTGGTCTAAATGTAATTTCAAATTCTATTTTCTGTTTATGTATGGCACACGTAGGAAAGTATGGTCTATTAGGTTTGTTAGAATCGTATTCATCTCCCTCATATTTCCTCGAAAAGAAGAGTGGGATGGGTATGAATAGTTTCGATTCGTTCGTAATCAATCCCGTGTTATTTACAGACGAGGTTCCTTCTGCGAAGAATCTATTAACTAAATACCGTTTAGTCCGCTTTTCAGATGCGTCTAGGTACAGTTCGTCGTATATGATACCCCAGTCATCATGAAATTTTTCGATTTCTATTTCATCGACGCGCATCGCTACAGATTTTATTAAATGTCTTCCTATTTGATCCGAGAGGTAAAACGAATTACTACCCAACCCCGGAAAGTCTATGGCTATGTACATATTACTCAATAAATCTCCCATATTTCGTGGGTTTAGTGTCACTTTTATACTTTCACCAAAAGGCCAGTTAGCTTTTGTACCTGGATTATCGATTTTTGTACTTCGATGAAACTTTTGAAAATTTGAGTGTCTCTTGGGATCATATTTAAAGAACGAATTTTCGGGATCATTTTCTAATAAATACGTATCCTGTTTACCGATCGCGTTAAGTGCTATCTGAGCACCAGGATTTGGACCTTCAACGATCATATCTAAATATTAGTTACATTTTTTTAATATCAGTTTCCCACATTTCAAAATAACCAGTAGCTTCAATCAAACAAACTTCTTCTCTGAGTTTATTCCATTCATCGAATAACGCTTTCACTCTCTCATCCGTGTATTCGATGGTCTTAATGTGTAGAAGGTAATCGTGTGAATCGTCAATCTTGGGAAATAAGGTGGAAAGTTGGTTTTCGAGATCCTGTTTCTTGCGACGAAACACAACTATATCACCATCGATTACCATCTTAACAAAACGCGCTCGATGAGAACAGAGTTCAGCCTTCTTCTTAGTTGTGTCGATGAGATGCGCCTTACGTTTCTTGTAATGTTCCATACGAAGTTTAATAAAATCAACCAAAATTTGACCAGGTGAATCGTATTTACATATACCCTTTGTGGGATGAAACAAATGCATGTTTGAGCATCTGATAGTCTTTTGCAGTTTGAGATCCTTCACAGCGTCTTTGCCGTTATAATCTTGGACGATAAAATCAACATTCTCAGTTGTACTGTTATTTGTGAAACCACTGATGATTTTCTTTTCAACGAGAGTATCGAGGTGTTCCTTGTAATCTTGGGTCCATCTACCCGGAGGGAGATCTGTTATCTTTACCGTCCTCCCAATGCATTTCCATACACCTTGTGCGATCCATGAATCATCATCCTGTTCTAAGATAGACCCCTTAAACCCTCGAAACCAGGGTTTCATTTTTTTCAATTCTCGGCCATTTGTAAAATTAAGGATATTTGCCTTGATATCTTCTGGATTGAAGGGTGGTACGTAGCACGAAAACCCCGTTCCAATTCCTTCGGTTCCATTTACAAGCACCATAGGTAGAACAGGCATATAATGCTCAGGCTCAATCGCTCGTCCGTCATCGTCGAGGTATGTAAGTATCGCGTCATCCTTTTGGTCGAAGATATTTCGAGTTTCCTTCGACAACTTCGTAAAGATATAACGGGTCTGAGATGCATCTTTACCTCCCATAAGTCGTGTACCAAACTGACCACATGGCTCCAAAAGATTAATATTATTAGAGCCCGTGTAATCGTTTGCTAGTTTAACAATGGTGTCAGCCAAACTTACTTCACCATGATGGTAAGCAGACTTTTCAGCTACGTAAGCGGCGAGTTGCGCCACCTTCATTTCATCCTTAAGGTTCTTTTGGAAGCATGAATACATAACCTTTCGTTGGGACGGTTTGAGTCCATCTGCCATATGTGCGATAGAACGTTTCAAATCCGCCAATGAGAAGTTTACCAGATCTTTATGAATAAAGTCGGTAATTTCCAGCTGCTTTATCTTACCATACGGTACCTCAAGATCTTTTGCTTCTTTCGCGGTACTTTCAAGAAGCCACGTCTTACGATCGTCGGCCTTCTTTTTATCGAACGCGAGTACCACGGAATCATCCGTCATTACATCCACGTTAAATTTAACGGTGAGATCTTGGATAATTTTGAAATATTCTCGAGCCTCCACAGAAGTTGAAGTACCGAGACCCTTATAATATTTGATCCGCCAACCCGGCTGACCATCCCCGTACCATGCACGGAATGAAGAATCCGTATAGAACGATTTGGTCTGAGAAGCTTTTGTGGCTTTAATGATCGGTGTGACCATCGACACCACAAAGCCCAATTTGAGGAGACTGGGCCAAAACGCATGAATCATATTGAGAATTAAACCCTTGATATGCGAGCCATCATTATCCGCGTCAGTCATGATCATCAAACGTCCGTATCGAAGCTCGGAAACATCGGTGTATTCCTTTCCCTGTTGCAATCCGAGAATCTTTTTAAGGTCATTGAATTCCTGATTCGACGTCAACTGTGACACAGAGGCATCGCGCACGTTTTTACATTTGCCCCGGAGAGGAAAGACCCCGTAGTGATCTCTTCCCACCACAGAAAGACCAGCGACAGCGAGGGTCTTTGCCGAGTCACCCTCTGTGACGATAAGTGTACACTTTCCAGATTGAGCTGTACCAGCTTTATTTGCATCATCGAGCTTGGGAATTCCGGTAATTTTACTCTTACGAGCTCCACCATCGGTCTTTGCCAATTCCTTCATCTCCTTGAACTTTGAGAGAGCTGTGAGTTCGTCCGAAACACCCGTCTTCAAGACGTTTTTGACGAAGGTTTTAGGCATCTCAAACTTGGAGCCAAAGTCTTGTGCCTTGAGTGTACACTCAGACTTGACCTGACTCGAGAAGGTTGGGTTCTCGAGGGTTGCTTTCACAAAGATAGAAAGGGTGTTTTTGACCTGTTGAGGTTTGAGCTTAATTTTCTTCGCCATCTCTTCGATGATACCCGCAGCGACCAGCGAAGCAGCGTGGTCAACGTGGGTACCACCCTTACTGGTACAGATACCGTTTACGAAGGATACCTGTTGCATACCATCTTCGGATGGACCGATACAGACAGACCAGCGATCAGTTGTGGCACAGTGTACATTTTCTACACCTTCGTGCATTTTGGCGTAGGCTTCAAAGCTTTGTTTGGGAAGAGCTTCACCGTTGAACTTGACTTTGCAGTTGGGTGTCGTGCAGATATTAGCATCCCATACACGCTTTTCGAAGATTTTGTAGATGTTGAAATCCATCTTGGTCATCCCAAACCGTTTCCAGTCAGGAATGAATGTGATGGACACGGATGATGTGGCACCCGAATGTTTTTTGATTTTTTCAGGTTCACACACTGACATGTTATCCGACCACTTTTGTGTGTATGTCTGCTTTGTTTCGTGGTCTTTTACGATGATTGAGAATTCCGAAGAGTAAATGTTCGTCAACTTCGCTCCATATCCATTGCGGCCCCCAACAATCCGCTTCTGGTTATCATCGTAATTTGTACTCGTGAGAAGGTGTCCGAACACGAGTTCAGGATTCCAGATTCCTTCTTTTTCGTGCATTTTAACAGAGATTCCACCCAGTGGGCCATTGTTTTCAATGGTTACAGAACCTGATACTTTATCTATAGTCACAGCTATTGAGCTGGTATTTTTAGGATGGAGTGAGTTGCGATCGATGGCATTGACGAGGATCTCATCAAAAATCTTGAGTAAACCGGGTGAATACTTGGTACTCCTTTTTTCAAATTTTTGACCGTTAAGAATCCAATAGGATTCCGTACTTAAATCGGTTGGTCCGACATACGAGTCGGGGCGCTTAAGTACATGCTCGATATGCGTGAGTTTCTCAACGCTCTCCATGATTCTTATATTTATAACGTTTCTATTCTCTAACTTAGGTTTATTACGAATACACGACGTTAAATGAAGACATCAGTATGTTACACCCTTGCCAACCAGCTCGTCGCGCAGATGAGCTGAGAGGTTTACAAGGAATCACATGGTCTTCGGTGATCTTATGCGCGGGAATGTGTAGGATGCCTGTTAAACTGTTCGCAACTCCATCTTTTTTTTGATAAAACACACAAATGAAATCACATACACGATTTCGAACACTGTTCAATCGCGTTTTATACGCACTTCCATTTGTTTTGAATTGCCCCTTACGAATACAGTTTTTGAGTGCATTTGGACTTTTAGTTTCGCCCTTGGTTTGATACTTTTTGCCACACCCCACACATATGTGATCAAGACATTTTGTCCCCGGACGTTCTTTTGAAATTCGAGATCCACAATCAAGACACCGGAAGTGTTCATAAATGAAATCTTCTGAGAGTTCACCGTTAATCTTACTCTTGCTCTTATACATGGACACGTAATGTGAGCGATTTTCATGGATGACACTTTCGAAGCATTCAAATAAATTTTTGTCATCCGTTGGCTCTTCGTTCTCCGTGAAGGCTGTGTCGTTCTCGAGCTGCTCTTTAATCTCTGTGAGAGTCATGTTCTCTTCGAGCTGCTCTTTAATCTCTGCGAGAGTTATGTTCTCTTCGAGCTGCTCTTTAATCTCTGCGAGAGTCATGTTCTCTTCGAGCTGCTCTTTAAGCTCCGCGAGGGTGATATCGTCATCACCACGAATCGCCTGGTTAACGAAGTTATCGAATAGTTCACGTGCCTCATGTGTGTATTCGTCAAATCCGGCTTCTTTCATGAGAAAGAAGTACTCATTCATGGATTGTAGATAATCTTCCATGCTTGGATAGTTTAAAAATTATCCAAAATTTCGATCCACTTAGGCTCTATTTACGGCGCGTTTGGGCAATAATGTCCACTTATGGTTAAGGCGGATTTGAACATATTTTTGGGTTCAGAATGATATACACAGTACCATCCATCACATACTGGACACCGCGTTTTCGACCCATTTCCATTATCACTACAGTTGGATTTGTACTGATTAGACGTTCCACATCGAATCTTTTTATTATTTATTTCTCGTTCTAATTTTTCGGCTTCCTTTTTTCTCTCTATTATTTTCTCAATCTCTGTTTCGCTTGGTTGTAAGAATTTTATTACATCGAGAACTCGAAAGTTTCGTAGTTCATCTGTATAATCCGCGTGTAAATCTTCGAAAAAATAACGTATCGCAATTTTACCCCCGTACCCACAGGTAACATAAGCGGTACCACCTACCGGTATACGTCCTTCTTCTGGATTAAGACCCTCCGCTTGGATAATCTCTAACGCCGTTCTACCTTCAAAAACACCTGTACCAATAGCGGCATCTATTTTACCCACTGAAGCTCCCTTGTAAATATACACTTCATATTTTACAATGAATTTACTCTCATTTTTTAGCATAACTTTATTCCGGCATGGTTTTGTGATGCAACAAAAATAGTTTGGAACCGACGATAACATCTTACTAACGTTTAAGAAATTGTTTTGTTTCATTTTCTAAAATTTTTAAAGACTTTAATAGTTTTACACACAGAAAAAAGTGATACATAAAACATCACTATCTTGTTTCTGTGAATGCTGAATCTTGTACGCCGACACATCTTATCGTGTATGCGTTTTAATGCGTTACACATCTTGAGATACGCACCTTCTGGCAACTTGTCACGATTCTCATCAAGAGTTTTCATTACAGTAACAACATCAGGATCTACTGCCATTAAAATATCAAACTATTTTATTTTTAAAAATTATTCTCAACATATTTTTTAAAAAAATATATTTAAGAATTTATATTTAAATTAAATTTTCTAGCGCATCGCAAAAGACCACCGAACCACATGAGCAACTCTTCTTCGGTTTTAGCTCTACTTCTGGGTAACATATGGCGTATCTGCCCCATTTCTCTGAGCTTCAAAAGATTCTGTGTGATCTTTGGTTTTTGTATGAAACATGAATAGCATACGCGTTCGAGTTTAAGCCCGGTGAATGAGTACATTTTATGATTGTTATCCATAAAAATGGGGCGTATGCGCCGATACCATTTTATAAATTTTTTATTTTCTTTCTCGTACGTTTTTATACATGGACTCAGAGGAGCTTCGCATCGTGAGCAACAGGAAGTCCATTTTATAAACATGAAATTATAATGTTTTTATACTTTAAATGAATAAAGCCTTACCTTTCGTAGTTGGTTTAATCATAGGTTTTGTGGTTATGTTTGTTGTTCAACTTCTCAGAAAGAAAAAGGGTGCCGGGAGCACTAACCGAATTTTCGGATTTTCGTATTCTCCCGACACGAGTCTTCTTTTAGATTTTTTTGCGCGTATCCAAGAGATCGTGATTCCCAAAGTTCAGGGTCCTATATGTTCTCTTCTGTACGCGAAAGAGTTAGATCTCGATAAGTTAGATGAATTTTCTGATATGCAAGTACCATGTAACGAGATAATCACACAGATCGATAACGAGAAAGCTAAACTTAAAAATGAATTAGATATGGGTGATAATGTTAAAATTAACGAGGTCGCCGATCTTTTATACACGGAATTAGATACTCTAAAGGATAAGATCGTTAAACGATTCTGCAAAGATGATGAGTCTACCATATCTTCCACTCAGTTGAAGGAACTCATCGTAGAGACTCGCGAGGGGTTCTGTGCCAATTTCGATACAACGTCCAAGAACATTAAGGATATTTTACAAGAAAACGGTATTAATATCAATTTCGACCCCGAAGCTATAGTTAATATGGCCGCAGGCTCTATTACACAAAGAGGACCAGCTGACCCCGAAGAAAAAAATACTGAATAAAACCTAAGTCGCTCACGATATTTCTTAAATGTAAAATGTCTTACCAAGAGTGCCTCGAGAATGCTATGCGTATACGGAAAGTGTCTTCTCCAGATGATGAGTGTATCCATCTGGCGAAGGGATTGATGAAATTAAAAAGGGGATACGATACACACGCGCAGAAAAAACGGGATAGGTCGTCGATCCTTATACTGGATACTACACCCGTCGTTGAGTTTAAACTCGTCAAGAGTTCAAATATTTGCCAATCGTTAACCCTCAAGGGTAAGAGGTGTACGTTTAAGGCGGTGTGTGGAAATTACTGTAAGAAACACAGTCTTAAACAGGATGATATGGTATTAGGTAAAAAATGTGTAGTTGGTTCTTGATATTATTTTATCATGTTATATAAATGTTAGATCAGGAAACACTTCAACCCGTCGTCATCTCTATGATTGTATACTT